AAGACAAAGATATCCAAGCAACAGATTCGTTGCAAAATACAGAAGATCTATTTAAAGAGCTTCAATGTCAACAGACACCATAGGATCTTCGTAATGCTCAACAGAGTTCATACCTAAAGATATTAGATACTCAGCCACCTTATGTGGTTCTTTCTGCTCGCTCTCACAAAAATCCTTAAACTTTTTAGCAAGATGTTTGTTTACATATATTGGTTTTCTTCCGTTTCTTTCTTTAAGAATTGGATCGTCAAACTCATATAAGTTCATAGTTACCTCATTAATCAAGAGAAACTTCTACAGAATATTTACCAATGTCATTACCCTTTGCGTCTACACCATGTACCATTTGTAACTCAAGATCTATAAAGTGCTTGGCTTTTAATAAGTCAGTCACTCTATCACTCTTCTCGCCTTTACTTCTGGTTATGTACTTCAGACAACTACCCAAGTTATATGACAAATTATTAGCGTATATATAGTCTATCGGCTGTATTCTAGATTGCTTGTAGTGTGTTCCAGCTACTTGGTTGTTGGTTGCAAGTTTGTCTATTGCTTGATCCCAGTCCTTCTCATCGCCTATATCTGTATGTGCATATATAGTTTTATTCATAAAATTTCTCCACTTTTTTATTAATATATCACTTGTAAATTAGTAATATTGGTTTATTATAAACAAAAATATTAATAAAAGGGAAATTTATGGAAATATTAGAAAAGAATTTTGACATATCAAACACCATAGAGGTTGACGAACTAGCAGATAGATGGGGAGTCAGCAAGAAAACAATTGACAATAGAAGGTATAGAGGCCAAGGCCCAAGCTATTTTAAAATTGGTGGCAAGATTAAATACGATCTTGATGATGTGAAAAGAATGGAACAAGACTCTTATATTTCTGTAAATGGCACACGCTAAGTTAAGTCCGTCATCTGCAAAGATATGGATGGCATGTCCAGGTATGCCACAATTACTTGCAAGCGCAAACGTAGAATACAAAGTAGGTATACCTGCTGCTACTGGTACGCTGATACACGAAATGGTAGAGACACTACTCAAGGGTAGGTTAAACAATCTAACATTAGAAGAATACTACTTAGATACAACACACCATGTAGAAGACTTTGACATTACAGTTGACCAAGAAATGATTGACTGCGCAAATATATATGTAGATTACATAGATCAAAGAATACAAGATTTAGATATAAAAAGACCTTTAATTGAAGAGAAAGTAAACATGCCAGAAATACATGTAGATCTATGGGGAACAGCAGATGCTATTCTCATTGGCAAAGACATGATAGAAGTAATAGATTTAAAATCTGGTAAGTGGGCGGTTGAGGCAGATAACCCACAAATGCGTATCTATGCACTAGGAGCATTATCAAGATACGGAGACGATTGCACAGTTCAAATGACTATCGTACAGCCAAGAGGTTGGCATAAAGATGGTCCTATCAGATCATATTCCATATCAGCTATTAACTTAGTTGAATGGGCTTATGAAACTTTAAAGCCAGCAGCAGAGGCTTGCTATGAAGAAATACCCACATATAACTATAGTAAAGACGGATGCCGTTGGTGTAATGCTAAAGATATATGTGATACATATAAACATAATAAAAAAGGAGAATAGAATGACTGAAGTACAACAAGAACCTATTAAGTTTAGCTTTGAAGAAGGCGGAACTGAGTATGCGTATGACGATCTTACTGAAGAGAATAAAATACATTACAACAAATTAGCTAATGTTGAGAGACAGAAAAATGAATTAGTTGGCAATGCAAATTTTGAATTAGAAAAGCTTGATATCTTAAGAGCTGAATACAGCAAAAGATTACAAGATGCAGTAGAGTCTGAATCTGTTATAGAGACTTCTTAATGTCGTTAGCTAATATAAGACAGAAGGCAAAACTAAAACCACCAATCATGGTTATCTATGGACCTGGTGGCATTGGTAAGACAACCTTTGGCGCAACTATGAATAAACCAATCATAGTGCAAGCTGAAGATGGTATCGGTAAGATAGAGTGTCCACATTTCCCTGTGGCTAAATCTTACAATGAGTTTGTTGCAAACTTAAAAGCATTAATCAATGATAAGTCTGAATACAAAACTGTTGTAATAGATAGTTTAGATTGGCTAGAAACTTTGATGCAAGAATATGTTTGTGAGAAAAATGGATGGCCAGACATAAGCGCACCTGCTTATGGTAAAGGTTATGCAGCTTGTCTTGAGACATGGAAAGAATACTTAGGTTTATTAAACGAGTTACGAGCAAATGGATTCACTATCCTACAAATTGCACATAATGAAGTTAAAAGGTATGAAGACCCATCAAGCGAGCCACATGATAGACATCAGATCAAGTTGCATAGAAAAGCAGCTGATCTAATCATTGAGCATAGTGACGCTGTTTTATTTGCTAATTACAAGATAGGTACTATCCAAGTAAAAGGCAAAGGCGGTGGTATGACTACCAAACTTAAACAAGGTGATAGAACTATCTTTACACAAGAAACACCAGGCTTCCAAGCTAAGAACAGGTTTGGTCTGGATAACGAGATGCCTTTTGATTGGAAAGAAATCAGAGAGCAGATGTTGAGATGAATGAGATATTGCTATTAGAGTACAACGAGTATGATCCTGGTGAAGATCCACAGTTTACAGATGGTTATTGTAACTACTGTGGGTCTGAAGAGGATGATTGCGTTGAATATAAATGTTGGATTTAAAAAAAGGAGTAAATAATGGATCTAAGTAATTTTAATGTTGATTCTGTCGGTGAAGGCAGAGGACAAATAGAGCCAGGTAGACATGTTCTGCATTGGCAAGGCGAGGAAGAAGCGTTAGTGGAAGGTAGAAACGGATGGCGCGGGTGCAAGATGTATTTTGAGGTAGGTGATTCTGGTATAAGAATTAACCATACCTTTACAGTTGGACATGACAATCCTAAGTATGTGGATAGTGGTGTTAAATCTATTTTACTTATGGCGCAAGCTATGGGTGTTAAAGAGCCACCAAAAGATACATCTACTGCATTTATGGGTAAAAGTGTATCTGCTGAACTTGTAAAAGATGAGAACGGATATCTAAAAATTAATGAGGATTGGGGTAAGACTTGGCAGTCAACTGATGCAAAGCCAAAGGTTGTTAGTGAGAAGCCAATACAAGCTGGCCCATCAGAGGCAGACTTAGCAGCAGTAGGATCTACAGCTGACGATGAAGCACCATTTTAATTTTGATGGTAATAGAAGGCCTACGCTGTGCGCTTATTGTAAGCGTCCAGCAGGCCCGTTTTTAAAACAAGACGGAGAACATTGGCTTGGAGCGTGCTGTATGGATCATTTAAAAAAGATTGGTGAAGGTTTGAGACTGCCAAACAAAGCACAATTAAATGATGATGGAGTTGAATACTCAATAGCACAAACCAAGAATTTATATTTAGATTTAACATTAGAAGAAGAAGACAAACCATTGCATAAATGGGATAGGGAGAATCGCAAAAAAGTATTTACTTCTATTGTTAGAGAATATCTAAACTGGGCGAACGTGCAAGCCGAGTTAGATGACCAGAGAGCTGCAAATGGATTTAACAAAGTACCTAAAGAGGGACGTACTCTATAACGATTTAGGATTTAGTACAGGAAAGAGTACACACGATTTAATAAACGAGATGCAAGCACAAGGATTGCTTGTAGACTTCTTAGAAATTACTGGTGAGATAATAAGAGTACCAGTTCAAGCAATAAACAGTAAACCAGATACAGGTGGCCAACGTAGTGGATACTATGTGGTAAACCAGGTGGGTGAACACATGTTCTGCACTTATGGTAATTGGAAGACTGGATTTGAAGGCAAATGGTCTTCTATAGATACCAATACCCTAAGTGTGGTTGACAAGCAAGCACTACATAAACAAATGGAACAGGCATCTGCTCAAGCGAAAGAGCAGAGGAAACTGAGACAAGATGAAGTTGCTGTAGAGGCACAAGAAAGAATGAATATATGCCACGAGGCTACTGAACATGAATATCTCACGAATAAAAAAGTTAAAAGTTATGGGTTGAAGCAATTAAATGGTAACTTAATTGTTCCTGTCTATTCTACTACAGGCGAGATTCGTTCTCTACAGTCTATAGATAAAAAAGGCAACAAAAGATTCAAATCTGCATCAGAAATCAAAGGTAATGTATTTTTAATTGGTACTACCTTTTTAGATCTAAAAGATATAGAAAAATTAATTATAGTTGAAGGCTACTCAACTGCTGCTTCAGTTTATGAAGCTACCCAGATTCCCGTGGCTTGCGTATTTAGTGCCAACTTTACGTTGGATGCAGTCTCTAAATTGCGTAAGCTAACGGGTGCTAGATTTATTCTAGCCCTAGATAATGATGAGAACGGCGTGGGTGAGAAGAAAGCGCAAGAGTGCGCAAGTGCCGTGCTTAATTGTGCGGTGCGCTTACCGAGCGAGCGTGGCGATTACAATGACTTATATTTAAAGCATGGTTTAGATAAAGTGAAAGCTGAGTTGATGGAACACAAGCTTGGTATACAAAAGTATGCTATTCGTAACCTGGTAGGCACACCAGAACCACAAAAATTTTTAGTAGATGGATTGATACCAATGGGTAAACCAGGACTCCTGGCAGCGTCTGGTGGAGTTGGTAAATCATTAAGTGTAATCCAATTGGCATTGCGAATTGCTTGTGGTGGTGGAAGATGGTGGGGAAAAGATGTTAAAGAACATGGAAACGTAATTTTATTTTCAGCTGAAGATGACATTCCAGAGATTCATAGAAGGCTTGACTTGCTAGACCCAAACGGCGCTAGGTTCAAAAGTGAATATGATGTTTATATTTTTCCAGTACCAGAACAAAAAGAACCAATGATATTACTAAAAGAGGAGGGCGTAACACAACTTGCGCAAGAGCTAGTGGAAGAGTTGCAAGCCATACCAGATTTAAAGTTGGTTTGCTTTGACCCGTTACAAGCATTTACTACTGGTAATGTTTCTAGTAGTAATGAGGCAGGGCAACTTTGGGGATCTTACTGCGCAAACATAAGTGCCAGGTTAAACTGTTGCACGCTTACTATCCACCATCTAAACAAACAAGGCTTAACTGTAGATTCAGATGACTCTATGGTTCAGAGAACCAGCGTGAGGGGCGCCTCGTCACTCGTGGACTCAATAAGGTTTGTTTTAATAATGGCGTTAGCAAGTGCAGAGGATTGTGAAAGGATTTGTGAAGAGCAACATGTACCCTACGACAGAATGGCGGTGGTAAGGGGCGCACTTGTAAAATCCAACAGCGGAGGCGTAGACTATTCTGCAAAAACATTATTTAGACGCAACGGTGTATTAGAACCATTAAATGAACCGCTGGATACCAGTAATTTATACGACAATTTTTAAAATGAAAGACTTGTACGAAGTAAAAAAAATATCATACCAGGACACAAAACCATTTATTTTAGACATACATTACGCTAAACGTATGCCATCTATTAGTTATGCTTATGGTTTATTTTTGAACGATCAATTGGTTGGTATTATTTCTTATGGATCACCAGCATCTCCACCTTTGTGTAAAGGTATAGCTGGTGAAAAGAATAAAAAATTAGTTATAGAATTAAATAGATTGGTTTTAAAAAACAATAAAAAAAATGAAGCATCTATATTAATTGGTGCATCTTTTAAGTTATTGCCTAAACCAAAAATAATAGTTTCGTATGCTGACACAGCACAAGATCATTTGGGGGTTGTTTACCAGGCTACTAATTTTTTATTTACAGGCACTTCTAAACCAAGAACTGATATGGCTGGTAAAGATGGTAAACATTCCAGGCATCATTTAGGCGATAGGACCAAAAGAGTTTATAGAAGTGCCAAACATAGGTATGTATATCTTTTGGGTAATAAAAGACAAAAAAGACAATTAAAACAAGAATTAAGATATGGAATTATGGATTATCCACGCAAAAACCAGGAATAACCATAGGGAGTGTTAGGGACATACTATGGGAGTGTTAGGGACATACTATGGGAGTGTTAGGGACATAACTCTAGTAAGATAGGGACATAACTCTAGTAAAACACTCCCATATATCCATACCATTAACATGGTATAGGAAGCGAACCCCTTGAGGGGGTTCAGCTTCCAGAGAAAAGAGAGAAGCAAAGAAGATGAAAAGATTTAAAACGATAGACAAGAATCATTGGTGGATTACAACCCATGAGAACCCAAGCGACAAAGCAGGAGTGTTTATACCTTTAGCGCTTGCGCGGAAGGAATCAGACTTTGGGCGAGTGCGCGGGATAGTGTGGGCATGGTTTAGGCGCGAGTGTGGGAGTACTGATTTATCGCCTAGCGCGAAACTTACCATGTGGGCGGTGTGCGAGCGGTGGAGGTATGAAACCTGGTCCTCGCATGATGCGATTAGTTATTATGCAAAGATGACTGGTTTGAATAGAAAGACATCTGGGCGCGCTATGACTGAGTTAATTGAGAAAGAAATTATTTGGTGTGTGCTAGAGGGTGAGCAGAAGCGCTTGCGGAAGTCTCAGCCTGGTGGTAAGAAGCATTTTTTGTTGGTTGGTTTGGTTGATCTTTTGTGATTCGTTCGGTGGGCGTGGGGAGGCGTGCGAGGAACTAGCGAAAGCGCTTTTAGGGGGAGTTTATCTTTGGAGAAGATAATTGGCCTCCGCTAGTTCAAACTTATTATATCATTTCTTGTCTTTTTTCTCTTTGGTTGGTTTTTTCTTTTCGCGCTTGCCGAATACCTTTTCATAGTTATCTTGGTAGGCGTTAGGGTTGTTTTTTGATGCTGGCCTTCTTCCGCTTCCTTTCCCGTTCATGGTTTACTCCTGGTTGATGTGCTTGTATCGTTTATCTTTTGCAAACGCTTTTGTTAGTTTCGCGCGGTCATCTTTAGATACGATTCTTAATAGTTTCTCTGGTGTTAGGCCATTT